AGCTGCGCGACAACGCCGCTTCGAGCAAGTATGTCACCAGCAACCCGCACGCCGGCAAGTTCAGCGTCGTCCACTCGGCCTACCTGTCCAACGCCAGCATCAGCGGCTACTCGGCCAAGGCGTGGTATCTGCTGGCCGACCCCGACGACCTGCCGGTGGTCGAGGTGGCCTTCCTCAACGGCCAGCAGACCCCGACGGTGGAGCGGGCGGACGCGGACTTCAACGTCCTGGGCATCCAGTTCCGCGGGTATTTCGATTTCGGCGTCGCCCTCCAGGACTACCGGGCGGGCGTGAAAATGAAGGGCGAGGCGTAAACCTCACAACCATAGGAGCCAAACGACATGGCAACGTTCATTCACGACGGAAGCAGCATCGACTACACCCCCGGCTCGGCCGTGACGGCGGGCGCGGTGGTGGTCCAGGGCGAACTGGTCGGCGTGGCCAAGGTGGACATCCCGGCCAGCACGCTCGGGGCGCTGGCGGTTGCCGGCGTCTTCGACTTCCCCAAGGCGACGGGCGCGGGTACGGCCATCGCCGCCGGCGCGAACTGCTACTGGAACGCCGGGGCGCAGCAGGCGACCACCACGGCTACGGGCAACAAGCTCATCGGCAAGTCCGTCCGTGCCGCGGCCGACGCCGACGCCACGGTCCGCATCCGCATGAGCCAGTGATCCACCGGAGGCTGCCGTGCCCGACATGCTCGAACAGGCTGTTGGCTGGCTGGGCGACATGCGCACCCAGCACCTCTCGCGGACGGTCGAATACGTCCGTGGGGCCGAAACCGTCGAGCTGTCGGCCACTTTGGGCAGCACCCGGTATGAACTCACTGACGACGCCGGCGCGACGGTGGAGGCCAAGGCAACGGACTTCATCGTCGCGGCGGACGAACTGGTCCTCGGCGGTGCGGCGGTAAAGCCCCAGATCGGGGACCGCATCCGCCTGCCGGCCGGCGCGAGCGTGCTGGTGTTCGAGGTGCTCGACCTGGCCGGCTCCGGGCACTGGCGCCCGGCGGACCCGTTCGGCAAGGCCCTACGGATACACGCCAAATAGATTGACGAGGAAACACCGTGACTTGCTGCAACGACCAATACGACCGCGTGTGCAAAGGCGAGTTCGTGTCGATCCACGTCAAGCTCGACCGGATGGACGAAGCCATCCGCGGCAACGGCAAGCCGGGCATCCAGCTTCGCCTGGACCGGTTGGAGGCGGCCGAAGCCATCCGCTCGAAGCTGCTGTGGATCATCGCCGGCTCGACGGTGACGCTCGCGCTGGGTGCGGTCTGGACGCTGATCTTCGGAGCATAACGGCATGGCCAAGCGATGGATTAACTCGATGGACGTGGAGGTAAGCCCCAGCGGCTCGCCCCTGTTTGACATCGCCGGCTGCACGGCGTTCGCCGGCGGAACCAAGACCGTCCCGTCGTCCGCAAC